TTGTGAATCTGTGTGAGACGGAGCATAACCGTCCATTCCCACCATTTTATGGATCATAAGCATAAGAAGTGATGCTCTACGCTCTTAACGTTGAGAACACGGGGCAGTACCGTGATGATCCACCATTTGATACGGACGTGGTATATTAGTAGTGCCTCGGTCTCCAAAACCGATGACGAGAGTGCGATTCTCTCCGTCCGTGCCAGTTTATTTTACCAGTAAGACGCAAAGTCTTAGCGGTCGTAGCATACACATCAGCAATCTTGCAGGTCGTTTCTGCAAGACCAAGTGACAGGTACGACGCCCGATAAGCCGGATATTATTCGCTAAACGTGAGCCAAGGCAAAAGGAGCGTTTGATAATCCAAGAACAGAGTGCACGATATGTTCGGGCCATCACGGAGAAAAATAGTGTATGGTGGGTGAGAGCCCCACACTGGTAATTCATTTATTGGGGGTATGGTATATGGGTATTACGCTGGCCTGTCACGCCGGAAAACCGGGTTCGATGTCCCGGTACCCCCGCCATTATAAATAGTTCAAATCTGTCCAATTTAAAGTATTGGACAATATTTATTAGTATATGTACTACTTGATTTACAAGATTACCAACAGATTAAACAATAAGATTTATGTTGGAGCACACAAAACTCTCAACAAAGACGATGGATATTTTGGTTCCGGTCTTTTACTTGAAAGGGCGATATTAAAGCACGGGCAAGAAAATTTTGTTAAAGACATTTTGTTTGAGTTGAGTAATGAAGAAGAGATGTGGAAAAAAGAACTTGAAATAGTCGATGAGGAATTTATTGCAAGAGACGATACGTACAATATCAAGTTAGGTGGATGTGGTGGATTTGATTACATCAATAAAAATGGATTAACTAATTTTGGTAAACCGATAGAACAAGCAAGAAAAGCTGGACGACTTGGTGGACTTTCAACACACAGGCGCTGGATAGAAGATGAAGAATTCAGAGTTGCTTTGAGAGAAAAGAGATTGAATAACAAAAATTTTATCCGGTTTCTTGCTTCTGGAAACTCATTCAAAGGAAAAAAACACAGCGATGAAACTAAAAGAAAGATTGGGCTGAAAAACAGCAAGTTATTAAAAGGAAAGAATAATCCATCGTATGGAAAACATTGGATTACAAACGGGTTGACCAGCAAACTTGTTCCAAAAGAAGATATCATTCCAAAAGATTGGAAAAAAGGACGAGTGTAATATTTGGCAGTTTATACTATTAAAGAGGTAGCACGCACTGTAAATGCGTTGTCCTAACGGACTCGGTGGGAGCGTTACCCACAACTGCCACCAACTTCATATGAAGAAGCCACCAGCCTGATCCGCTGTCCTACCAACCGTGGCGATCCCCTATGGTAGTGAAGGGACCAATTTATGGGAGTATAGTGTAATGTATAACACGCAACGCTACGAACGTTGTAATCTAGGTTAAATTCCTAGTACTCCCGCCATTTTGAGTCGCAATATGGCGACAATGTTTTAATTATGCTCCCACAGGTTTTGAGACACCACTATACTGTTTGTATAGAGCAAGCGGATTTGATTTCCGTTGGGAGCCCCAATTTATTGGCCCTATAGAATAATGGTTGAGTTCGCCTGCCTTTCAAGCAGGAGAGGTGGGATCGTGACCCACTGGGGCTACCAGTTTACTAACCAAATCATCGGCTACAATGTGCGTTTGGGCACTGAAATGCCGATGGATATATATTTATGTTGTAATTGGGATATGGTGTAGAGGCTAGCACAGAAGTCTTTGAAACTTTTGGTCGTGGTTCAATTCCACGTATCCCAGCCATTTATCAATATGATCGTAATACGCAGAGCAGTCGATAAGAATAGATCATACACGGTTATATTCCTAAAAGGCGAACCGCCTAAATGGATACCAACCAGTGATTATGAACATCAACGCATACTTGAAATATATAAGCAAGATAAGCGATATGAAGGTATACTGAATGATTTTACTGATCTTGATTTATAGGGTAGAGTAGCTCAAAGGAAGAGCAGTCTGTTGATAACGGACAGGTTGTGGTGTCAGGATCCACCTCTACCACCATTTTCTTATTGACTTTTGGTTAAACTAGATCATAGTTATCTTTGTTCTTTTAAATAATGGGCTCATATCTCAGTTGGTAGAGAAGCTGCTTTGCAAGCAGAAGGTCGCAGGTTCGAACCCTGTTGGGTCCACCATTTTTGTGGCGGAAAAAGTCTTATCAAATGGGACTAACGCATTATTCATATGAAGAGTATGGATAAGTTTCTGCTCCGATTAGTAAGTAAGGTACTATGCTGAGGCTTAGGTAGGCCAACCTGAAGCTACCAGAGGTATGGTTTGTATGTAGAATAACATATGACATTGCGAACCATTAAGGTGTGACGACACCATATGACTGAATAACTGAAATATCGGAGTTGGGATGGAGGTAATCATTAGTCCTCCCAATATTTTCACACATAACTAGGGCAGTCCCTTCGTGGCGTCGCATACGAAATAAACGACAAGTCTTTTTATACAGGTGTAGCGTAATCTGGTTATCGCGTTCCGTTTGGGGCGGAAAGATTGTGAGTTCAAATCTCACCACCTGTACCATTTTACAATTGGCATAATATCTGCAATATGTAATATATACAAATACACATATGCCTAAAAAGAAAAAGTCCATAAAGCCAATTACTGCCAAAGAAATATCTGACGCATTTTATGACGGAGTATGTCATAAAAAAATTGCTAAGATGGCCGACGAGTTTCTAAAACAAAACTCTGTACCAGAATCTGTATATTCTAGATACACACGATTGGATAAATAGTTTTCATATCCATATTTATATATTATATAACTTTTTACACATATGAAAACTATAATAAACTATATATTAGGATTGATTGGTAGTGTTGTTCGTGCAGTTCGTAATGCTATTTCGGCAATATGGGCATTTATTGTATCATTGTTCGTTTCTGAACCAGACTGCTGCACGGGCAAATGCAAAACAAAGATTACTCCGGTTGTCGTGCTATTACTTGTAATTTTATTATGCGGATTGTTGGTGGTTGGCGGCAGAAAAGAAGTTGGCATCTTCGCCAACACAGAAAAACACGAATATGGATTTTTTGTTGGCGGTGGCAGTTCAACTACCTGCAAATGTGCCGATTGCTGTAAGGCAAGAGAAGCAAAAAAGCCGGGTTATACAACAGCACCTACGCCATTAGATGCTCCAGAAGTAAGCACTTCTAAATAAGATATAATAAATTTATAATCTTGACAGAACCCTACTTATAATGTAGGGTTCTTTTGTCTTGGAAAAATGTCTGAGTGGTCTAAAGAGACGGTTTGCTAAACCGTTGTAGGGGTTTAAATCCCTACCGAGGGTTCGAATCCCTCTTTTTCCGCCATTATAATAAGTTCAAAATAGTTCAAATTAGCATTTTGAACTATATTTATTGGTATGCACTATTTGATTTATAAGATTACCAATAAGTTGAACAACAAGTTTTATGTTGGTGCTCATAAAACTGGCAACAAAGACGATGCTTATTTTGGATCCGGTCTTATATTGGAAAGATCTGTTGCTAAACACGGAAAAGAAAATTTTGAAAAAGAAATTTTGTTTGAATGTTCGAGTGAAGAAGAAATGTGGCAAAAAGAAGCCGATATTGTGGATGAAGAATTTATAGCAAGAGATGACACATACAATATAAAATTGGGAGGATGTGGTGGATTTGATTTCATCAATAGGAATAAAATGGGCAATTTGACAGGACGGGCATCGGGCGTGAGAGACAAGAACGAATTACGAGAGATGCATTCAAAATTTGAAAAGATGCTAGAAAATCAAGAATACAAAAAAGAATTTGGACAGAAAATTTCTAATGGACTGAAACTTCATTATTTGGTCAATCGGGGTACATTTTCAAACAGAAAACATTCATTGGAAACTAGAGAAAAAATGAAAAAAGCCAAAACGGGAAAATATAACGGGAAAAATAACCCTGCGTATGGTACGATGTGGATAACGAATGGTGTTGACAATAAGAAGATAATGCGGAATGATAGTATTCCGCTTGGTTGGAAAAAGGGAAGAGTTTAGTAGTTATTATTTTTATGGAAGAGTGGCTGAGTGGTTTAAGGCAACGGTCTTGAAAACCGTCGTGGCAGAAATGTCACCGTGAGTTCGAATCTCACCTCTTCCGCCAAGTTTATATATTAAAAATAAAACATATGATGACAGTATACCAAAACATTGAGATGCAGCAAAATGCAAATGTTAAATTGTTTGAAAC